TCGATCTCAGGTGAACCTATGAATGCGAACATAAACGAGAGTATTTCCCATCTTGCGGTCGATGTCGATCTGCTTATTCCACTACCAGGAAACCCGCGTGTAGGAAATGTCGAAGCTATTTCTGCTTCATACGCTGAATTTGGCCAGGTAAAGCCAATTGTGATCAGGCCTAATGATGACGGAACATCTACCGTGATTGCCGGCAACCATCAACTACTTGCAGCAAAACGCCTTGGGTGGACCCATATTGCAGCCGTCGAGATGGACGCTGATGATAAGCGGGCACTAGCTTTTGCAATGGCCGATAACCGCTCAATGGAGCTTGGTCATACTGATGGCGATTTGCTTAATGACATTTTGTCGCAAATTTCAGATGATTATTCTGGTTTGCTCGATGGTCTTGGGTGGGATGATTTCGAACTTGCTGCCATTAATGAATCTTCTCTTAGGGTTGAGCGAAACAATGCGTTGGGCGGCTATGTCACCCCAGTTATGCAAGCTCTTGGCGACATAGTTGGTGCAATTGTAGGAGATCTTCCAGATGTTGTACATGACGAGATAACTGGTGAAAGCCGCATTGTTGCACCAGTTGGCAGCGACCATAGGTCAATCGCAACACAAGGTTCTACATCAATTAATCAGTCTGGTTCTGATAGGGCAGTTGTGCAATACACGCTAGTTTTTGACAATACAGAGCAACAGCGTAAGTGGTATTCATTCATTAGATGGCTAAAGACAGATGCCGGTAGTGATGGGGATACAATCGCTGAGCGAATTATTAATTTTCTGGAATCGCACGCCGATTTCTGAGTAGGAGAGCTATGACTAGGCAACGAATGTTTCTTGATATCAACTGCGTTGAAGCAGCGCGCCAGCGGATCCGTCATGTTTATGACTCCTTCGATACCGTGTGCGTGCAATTCTCTGGTGGTAAAGACAGCACAGCAATTCTTTATCTAGCTAAAGAAATACATGAAGAACGAGGCCTGGGTCCGGTAAAGGTCATTTTCCGAGATGAAGAGATGGTAAGCCCATCGGTAATTAAATTTGTCGAAGAAGTTCGTAATTATGACTGGGTCGACATGGAGTGGTATTGCCTGCCGGTTGGTCAGGAAGTATGGGTTTTAGGCCGTCGCGAATATTGCCTCCTGTGGTCAGAGAAGCGTCGTAAAGAAGGGCGCCTTGTTCGCGACATCCCAGAATGGGCAATCACGGCACAACACTTTGGTCTTGACGCAAACTCACAAATACCTCAATCTGTCGATCATTACCAGATGCAAGGCAAAAAAGGCAAAGTCGCTTTTATTACTGGCGTTCGCGCAAATGAATCAATGATTCGCTACCGCTCATGTGTTCAAAAACTGCATGAAAATTACATAGTCCATCCGTTCAAGTTGCCAAAAAGCGTTCCGCTCAAGTTCGCTAAAATTATTTACGACTGGACGACAGCTGATGTTTTGAAATTCATCACTGAAGAACATGGGGCGAATTATTGTAGCTATTACGACCTAGCGGCAATTACTGGATCAAACACACGAGTAGGAATTCCACTACACGCTGTTGCTGTTCGTCGAATTGGCGATGTTATTAAAACTGAACCGCAGTTCCTTGATGAGCTAGTGCGCTGTTTTCCGCATGTTGATGCTCAACGACGCTGGTGGCCAGAATTTGACATTGAAAAGTTGATCAAGCGTTATTCAGATAATGGCTGGGATGGCGTTAGGCAATGCATTGAAGATAACTTCATTACGCCCGGCAAACAAATGCGCGCTAGATCATTTGCTGCCGAGTTCCGTAAAAAACATGCCACCGATCCCTACTCGTATCCGATTCATTGGTTGGTTAGAAACCTGCTCCTAAACGAGCTAACCCCTAGTAGGTCGGTAAATCCGATTGGGCCAGGAACTCGGGCACATACTCTTCGACTACAGGAAGCACAACAACAGGCAGATCTTGATAGCTTGGACTACCAGGACGATACGGTATAGGAAAATGATGAAAACACAGACTTATTCACTAACAGATTTAACCCCACCAGGTTGGCGCTCCACATACATGATGCGACCAGAAATTGCGATGCTCGCTCAGTCACTTAATCAGTATGGGTGGATTAGCCCGCTGATAGTAAAGAGCGATACCCTCGAAATAATCGATGGCTACCATCGATGGCTGGTTGTCAAGACTGATAAAGGAATGGCCAAGAAGCTGGGTCGCGATATTCCTTGCGTTACTGTTAAATGCGATCAGGCCCAAGCAATGATGATGCATCTCCAGTTAAATAGGGGGCGCGGATTAGTTCTAGGAGAGGGAACTTCCTTTATAATTCGTGAACTTCTTAAGTCAAAACGCTACGGCAAAGCGGCGATTATGCACTCTTTGTCCATGTCCTCTGATGAATTCGACCTTATGGTCGACGCTACATTAATTAAACATTTAAAGATTCCGACCCATACATACTCCAAGGCATGGGTACCAGTAGAGGCTCCAGCGTCGATTGGCGACATTGCTGCAACGATCGAGCGACCACCAAACGCAGATCGGTAACAACGGACGGGCAATTTTTGTTCTATTATTGGGTGTCGCTTCATAACCCGGAGGTTTGGCGTGCCCCAGCCCGATGACACCCCAGATGTAGAACCAGATCAACGCGGTGGCCGTCCACCGTGGTGGCGCCGCGCGCTTACGGCAGTACTTCGTAGTATTGCACGAGCTATTCCGGGCGTACGAAATCGTGTTCAGCGCAATGATCCAGGCGCATATCGTAGCCTTGGCAGCGAATGGCGAGGTAACCGCCAAGGCGGAATGACGCGACGCCAGGCACTTCGCGCAACCTAACCAAGGAGGTGGCCAGTCATGCTGGTTTCTGTAAATGACCTCCAGGTTTATATGGATATCTCATTTACAAACCGTCAGCAGGATGCTGCTGAGTTTGTACTTGAAGGACTGCAGAGCGAATTGGAGTCGTACCTGCGCCGCCCCATCGAGGTTGGTTCATATACCGAGCAACATGTGATTGACTCAAATCATATGGGTATCCCGAATGCCTCTTTCTTCTATAACTACAGCCTAGATACAACATCTCAGACGCTTAGTTATATTGACCCTCCAGCAACCGTGTATTTGCGTAACACGCCGGTTGTCTCAGTAAGTTCCATCACCATTCAAACCCCCACCATGAGTCCTATCGCTCAAGTTCAGGGTCGAGATTGGATAGCTCGCCCCTACGGCATCGAGCTTTATCGCGCATACGCTAATGACCTCGTGACGGTCACATATACGGGCGGCCTAGATGGAGACGGAATTAAACATTTTCGAATTTTAATTCTTCGCGCCGCAACGCGAGAAATGCAAAATATGCATGATGATGTTGTTGGTATTAAGGACTTAGAGTCGCGTAATGTGGCTCCCTTAGAGACTGGCTTCTCTGAAATGGAAATTAATTCTGTAAGACGGTACAGGCGTCGGCGGGTTAGCTGACATGTTTTCCCGCAATGATGTTGAGGTATATGGAGCAAAAGAGGCTGCTCTAAAAATGCAGCTCATTATTGAGCGATCCGATCAACTTCAATTGGTTTTTGAGCAGGCAAAGTTAGAATTGGCAGCAGCAAATGCCGCCAACTTTGCTAGCAACGGCCTCCCTAGTGGCAAATCTTGGGCCCCACTATCACCGAAGTATGGTGCGTGGAAGTCTTCTAGGTTTCCTGGGCGACCGACAATGGTCCGCTCCGGTCGATTATTTCAAAGCCTTACTACGCTTTCCGACTCTGTTAATCGCATTGATGGCGACAAGGCTCAATTTGGCACTAGTGTTGAATATGCCAAATTCCATCAGCGAGGAACATTTAAAATGCCAAAACGAGCCGTAATTTTTGAACCTCCTGGCTTTGCTGAGCGTCTTGGAACGCGGATTGCAAAATTTATTGTTGATGGCGAGGTCATCTAATGCAAGGGCCCCATAGTGCAAGAAAATTTGTGACGGATTACCTAAAAGCTGATTTACCTCGACGCGTCGATGATTATCGAAATGCACGACGGGCAGAAGGCGAGTGGTATCTCGATGACAACACTCTTCCGACCCCAGATAATTTCTTGATTTACGAACCTATTGCTCTTGATGTCTGGCCAACAATCATTACTCTTGCCATGTCAACAACAAACTTGTCTCGCATCGACTACACGCCAGTCATGGACCCCCTTTATCGAGTGTCTTACTCGATGAGAACATATGTCTGGGTTCGTGCTGAAGGGTCAGAAGAAGCGACCTTGATGAGGGATCGACTTACTACGGTAGTTAGATCATCGCTCCTGGATAGGCCATGTTTAATGGCAAATGACCCGTCTAAATATCTTGAGGTCATGATTGATGAAGGAACAATGCGCGAGGAATTCTCAGACTTAACTTTGTTAAAAGGTGATCGAGTTATGGCTGGCGCGTACATTTCCTACGACATGTACATAAACGAACGCATTACCAGAGAACCACTCGGTGCGGTTGATGAATTTCAGATTGATATTCAACAATTTTCTATGGAAGCGCCGGAAATTGATCTCAGTGAGGCTTAGTTCAATAATGCATTGTTTAAGTGATGTATCATCGCAAGGGAACCTCTGTCAAAGGAAGGTTTCAGAACTGAGAATGTTCAAAGAAGCAGTCTGGCTTGCGGTACAATTTTGCAAGCACGACATTTATCCCATCATTGGGAGCGGAGGAAACACATGCCCGGCGTAGTAGTCACAACAGCAGTTCGCACAGGCCCCTCGGTCGCTAATGTCACGCCTTCAGCGACTTTTTTTGTAGTTGGTCGCACACAGCGTGGACCTTCCGACGAAGCAGTACTCGTTACCAGCCTTGCTGATTATGAGGAGCAATTTGGTGGATATGTCGCCTATGGCGTAGTTCATCAGCAAATGCAGACATACTTTGAGGAAGGCGGTTCTCAGGCCTATGTGGCTCGAGTCGTCGGCGCCAGCGCAACTGTCGGCACTGCAACCCTCATCAACTCCTCAAATACCGCAGCAATTACTCTTACTGCCAATGGCGCAGGAGCTTGGTCTTCTGACCTCGATGCTCAAGTTGTATCTGCTGGTGCTGGTTTTGCTGTCAAGCTCTTTCTTAACGACATTCTTGTCTACAACAGTGGTGAGTGCTCAAGTGCTGCCATTGCAGTCAACAAGATCAATACCAGCTCGCTAGCCTCTGCTTATGTCTCCGCCGCCGTAGGTGCTGGCGGTGGAAACCCAGTAGCCGGTGGTGCGATTGTGACTTTTGGAGCAGGTACAGATGCAGTAACTCCAACCACTTCCGCATACACAACTGCGCTCGATTTGTTTACCGACACTCTTGGGGCTGGAGCAGTGGCTATTCCTGGTCAGTATGGTTCCACTATTTGGGACGCACTCATCACTCACTGCAACGCAACCAACCGTATTGCCCTTTGCGCATTCGAAGAAGAAGCAACATCGGCAGAGGCAATCTCCGATACGGCCGCTTATGCAGATGCTGCAAACAGCGAGCATGCAGCATTCTTCTTCCCGTGGATTCAGATTGAACGGGATGCGAATGTCTTGGCCTATATCTCCCCCGAGGGTTATGTTGCGGCAAAGCGTGCGCTTGCACAGAACACAGATGGCCCATGGCGTCCATACGCTGGCCTTATGTCTGAGGCTTCGTATGTACTCAGTCTTAAGTCGATCATCTCTAAGGCAACTTCAGATAGTCTCGACGAGGGTCGCGTAAATGGTCTCCGAGTGATTAACGGTCGTGTCCGCATTTACGGTGCTCGCACTGCGTCAAACGACGAAATCAACTTCCGGTACATCACTGCACAAGAGATGCTCAACTATGTAGTTGTTCAGGCTCAAGCACAGCTCGAAGACCTCGTCTTCTCAACGATCGACGGACGGCAGACATTGTTTGCAAATGTTAAGAGCCGTCTAATCAACCTGCTTGACCCGATTCGTGTTGCTGGAGGCCTCTACGAGGCGTTCGACACCACTGGTCGGCGTATTGACTACGGATATAGCGTGGTCGTTAACGAAGCAATTAACCCAGTCTCCCAACTCGCAGGCGGTCTGATCCGTGCAAAGGTCGGTATTCGCGTGTCAAGCGTGGGAGATCAAATCGAGATTGCAGTCACCAAGTCCAATCTCACGGCGTCAGTTGTCTAATCTGGAGGAGTTTCCGTGGCAAAAGTTGCACAGCGTCAAGTAGTCGCATCAATCACGCCCGTGTCCGTTGCTGGGCACGAGATTGGTCCGAACATCAATAGCTACTTCTCTCAGGTATCTGGAGGTGAAATCACCGCTTCCGTAGAGAAGGTATATGTCGGTGGACAACAGTTCCCCGAGGTACTCTGCGCGCCTGCAGAAATTGGCGACATCACCGTGACTCGTCACTGGGATGACGGCGATCATTCGAACCTACAGAAGCTTCGTCAACTGGTTGGTCGTACTTATTACAACATTACGATCACCACGCTTGATTGCGATCTTAAGGTCCCTGGATCAGATCGTAACTACCCCAAGGCCCTTTTGGTTGGTGTAACCGAGCCCGAGGGTGATGCCTCGTCTGGTGCACCCGCAACCTACGCCTTGACCTTCAGTATTTCAACTGTCGCTGTCTGACAAAAAGTTTCTGACTCTTTCGCCGTAGAGGTTCTACTTCTGCTAGGGTTCGTCCCATGGCTGAAATTTTTGAACTTAAAGACGATGAAACCCCTGCTCCGAAGGTTGGTAAGACCGCCTCAAAGGAGCCAACAATCCTTGAACAGTTAAAGACGACCATCTCGAAGAAGGTTGAGCGCACCGCTATCTATATTGAGGTGCCTGAGCGCGAGGGTGTAACTATCAAGGTAAGCCCAAATGTAACTCAGAATCAACTCCGTGCATGGCGCAAGAATGCTGGCGAGGACACCAAGAATGGTCTCGATCCGACAAAGTTTGCATGTCAAGTAGTTGGTCACACAACTGAGGCAATTTGCATCAATGGTGAAGAAGTAATGAATGAGGACGGCGTCATGCTTACCTTTGCTTCACCAGAGATCATGCAAATGACGAACACAACTCGACCCTTACCGGACTGCGTTCGTGAGTTTTTTGGAATTGACCCTCATGTCGAGGCTGCTGCTCTCGCAATCATGGAGCATGCTGGGTATTCTGACACCGTGGAAACTGTGGACCCTTCCAAGCAGTCCTAGACGATCTTTCCGAGGATCCGAAGATAATTACAGCGGCCCGCCTCGGTGAGTTATTTGGGACTGATCCGATTAAGCTTCTAGACTGTTCGGAAACAGAATGGTTAATCCGTTTCGCCTGTGCTAAAGTAATTCAGGCAGATCGTGAAGAGTCCGAGCGCAAGGCAGGACGATAGTCAACCCTGGTGGTGATGATGGCCGTTGAAAATGTAGTCATCAAGATAACCACGACTGCAAGCACTAGGCAGGTTAGACAAGCACGCAACGAATTACTTCAGCTTGCCAAAGCAGGCCAACTAGGTACGACGACGCAAAAAAGCCTGCAGCAAGAATTCGATAAATTCGACAAGAAGCTTAAAATGATGAAGGGGACGCTCAAGACAGTAACCGGCGCTATCGTTTCCCTCAATAAAGTCGCTATCAAGTTGTTTACAATTGGCTTTGCGGTAGGTTCAGCAGCATTGGCAGCCAATAACGCTTTGTTTGCTGCTGGAAAGTTCCTCGCCAAAGGATATACCCTTGCGATGCAGGGCCTCGCTGTAGCAGTTGCTTCGGTTGGAGCGGCGGCGGCAGTGGCAGCGGCCGCATTCTCCGAATATACGGCCGCAGTTAATGCATATGCGTTCAAGCAAAGTACTGCTTTAAATGGCAGATTGAGCGAGTCATCCGCGGCACTAAGAAATATTGAGTCCGACGCAACTCTTGCGACATTCGGAGTTCAGGCATTGGCTGGTGCGTTCGCTTCAATTTCAAAAAATGCTCAAGTTACCGGAGTATCAAAAACTCTTCTTAAGGGCCTCGCTGATTTTGCCGCGGCCGGTGGCGATCCGGCAAAAAATCTTCAGGCTGCTGGTGAATTTATTGGCCTTTTACAAAAAGCGGGCAATCTTGATTCCAAGGCAATTAAAGCAGCGGAAGGCATAGGTCCGACATTTGTCGAGGCGCTGAAGAAAGCTCGTAGTCAAGGTGTTTCGACCCTTTCGGAGTTCACCAAGATGTTAACTAGTGGTGAACTTGCCAGGCTTGGTGGCGTAGAGGGGCAAGCCGGGATAGTTGGCCAGACATTGATGGGTCAATTTAAGGCATTCATGGTTGAGCTGAAGGTCTTGGGTTCGGACTTTGGTCAGATATTACTAGGGCCAGTCAAGGGTGCTCTTGAAGCAATTGGTCGAATCCTTAAATCAACAATCGCCAGAGTTGGCCCTGACATGATTGCCTTTGCTAAGGGTCCAGGTATTCGCGGGCTTGTAAGAATATTTGAAGTAATAAGTAACTTCACAGTTGATTTAATGCGTAAATACCTTCCGGGTGCCAATGGGATGATGGCAAAATTTGTTACATTTTGGAATCAAACTGTTTATGTCATTAAAGATGTTGTTGCTCGCTTAAGATCCTTACTCCCTGGTGGCAAGGCCGTTATAGAGGCATTCGGCAAGCCATTTATGGAAGTCTTTAAAACAGTCGGCAAATGGATTCGTTACATAGGCGACTCAATTCGCAAAAATCAAGCTAAGTACAATGCTTTTGGCCAGGCTCTGACCAATTTTGTGTTAAAACTTCAAGAACTCGGCAAAAAGTTTATTGACACCTTTACAGAAGCATTGCCATTTCTTGAAAACATGGTCAACTGGGCAACAACACTTCTTGACAAGATTATGAGCCTTGTTGACGCAGTCGGTTTATTGGGCAGGGGTCTTGGGGGCATAGTAAATCTTCTCGGCGGACAAGGAGATGGATTAGGCGGTGCAGCTAAGATTTTTGGAATTGGAATAACCGCAGCAATTCTGAAGTACAAGATTGCACTCATGAGGGGCATACCTTTTGCAGATATGAGCATGATGGCTCAGGTCGGGGGAAAGGTAGTTCAAGGCGGAAAAAAAATTGGTCCAGCCATCAACAACGCCGGCGGAAACATAGTTAATAATTATCAGCAAATGGGTTATGCTCCAGTCGGTGGTCCTCAAGCTGCAGCTCTCGGCAGATTGCCACGAATGGCCAATGCATACAGGGGTGCTGGACGCGGTGGTGCTGGATTTCCTGGTCGCGTTAAGGCGGCCAATACTGCGCGCATGCGCTATAACGCGCAACATCCAAGTGGAGGTTTTCTAAAAGGCATGGGCCCGGCCGCCATGCTTGGTATTGGGTCAATGTTTGTCGCACCAGAGGCGCAGGGATCAATGCAGACAGGTGCAGCAATTGCTTCGCTAGCACCCATGCTCGGTGCCGCTGGCCCCATGGCAGCACTTGCCGGTGTTGGCATAGCTGGCTATGGGATGATGCAGAATTCTCGCACTGCTGGCGGTGGAGCATTAGGTGGCGCAATGACCGGAGCGGCCATTGGTGGTGCTATTGGTACGGTAATTCCCGTTATTGGAACAGCCGCAGGGGCAATCGTGGGCGCAATTGCAGGAACGGTTGTTGGCTTTGTTAAAGGCCGCTCAAACGGTGAAAAAATCAAAGTCGAAACAGCTATTGACAAGTATATGGGTGAGCAACTGAATGCTGTTGCGGCTGGTTTAGTTCAGGGCAGAACATCAGATATTCGTACACAACTCAAAGAACAATTAGATCGAGCTAAATATATTTCAGACATTAATGAGCAATATTTTCAGGGAGATAATCACGGGCGTGGTGACAGAAAAGACACTGCCAAGCGGCTGGTGCAGGAAAACAAAATTACCCAGGCCGAGGCGGATGCTCTCATCGCTGCTCCGGGAACTTATGCCAGAGAATTGACGGAGTCAGGAGATTTACTAAATGAAGTTGTTACTCCAATGCTTGAGAAGTTTGATCAGGCAGCTGGGGTTGCCGCAAAAACACTAGGAATAACAACAAACGGGCTTATACAACTTGCCTCTGTTAAAGGTGTTGATCTTTACGATCAGACGACAACTTTGCGTGACAAATTCGTACAACTTGGCCTAGCAATGAACTATACGGCCGAGCAAGTTGTTGGCGCAATGCGTGATATTGCTGTGAATGGCGTTGAAGGGTTGATGTCAAGAATCGAACGCAATATGTCACCGCAGCGTATGGACGAAATTACGGAAGGTCTTTATCAAGATTTTCAATCTGGCGCTGTTATCGGTCAAGATCAAATGGGTCAATATGTAAACGACATGCTGAATCAACTCAACATAATTTCTCCTGATACACCTCTGAGAAATGTTGGACAGTTGGTTGCTCTGCTCGGTCCTAACGGAACCCTATTTAGGGCTGGTAATCAACTTGAAGGTATGGGTGATGCATTCGGGCCATTTTCTGACATGATAGCTACTATGGGCAATGACACTAAAAAAGAAGCAGCAACAGAATTAACCGACATGATTGTTAAGCAAGGTCTGTTCGCGGGAGTTGCATTTGATCGCGACGATATTCAAACCCAGCTTTCAGGATTGAGCCTTTCGCAACTCAGCGATGTATCAACAGCCCTGGCAAACGGTGTCTTTAATCCAGAGTTGCTTACCGGACTTGGATCACCCACTCATGCAGGATCTTACTCAGGGTCTAAAGAAGTTTTGGACAGAGATTTGGGCAAGCTAGGTATTTATGGTGCAGATTTCACAGCTGTAGACCCCTCAGCGATGACTCCTGATCAAATGCTCGCCATGTATGGGGAAGAAGGCATGGCAATTGTTCATGGAATGGGTTCGGTTGTTTCGGCAGCGTTCCAAAACACGCCAAACTGGTACACAGATGCACCTGAATGGTTCTCGATAGAAACATTTAAATCAATGCTTGATCCAAATGGAGATGGCTATATTGGCGACACTCGTACGCCTCGTGGAGATACGACTAGTAGTCGTCTTGGTCGAACACTACGACGCCACGACTACATGGATGGCATGTTAACGGGCAAGCGAAATATGACATCTTCATTTAGAACCGACAACCTTGGTTCTATTAATTCTGATCATATTACGGGTCGCGCCTATGACCTTACCGGTCAGAACCTTGGCGCATACTCGGAAATGGTTAATCGTTCTGGTGGATTTGCTGAATTCCACGGACGCGGTGGCGGTCGTCATCTTCATGTTGTTCCCGGCGAAACACCAGTTGGCGATAATACTGCTCCATATATGGGCAATGTTGCCTCATCGGGTGGTTCATCAAGTTCTACGAACAACTACAACATTACGGTCCAGGGATCGCCAGGAATGGATGTTAATCAGCTCGCTGATGCAGTTATGGCAAGACTACAGCGAGTTGAGCGCAGTAATAGGGAGAGAGTCTAACTATGGCCGTATTAGTCACTCAAGGAAATACGAAGCGCCGCGTTGCGTTACGGCAAACTCGCAATATACAGACAACTGTTGATAGGGCTCCAGTTGACCAGGTATATCCGACGCTTGTGCAGCTTCGAAAAGAAAACGAATATAACATTTTTGAATTTCCGTTTCCCCCAGCAAACTTGCAATACGCAAACCTAACTCCAGAATGGGTTGAGGTGAATCGCCCGGGCTATGTTCCGTTGACCGGTCTAGCAAAATACAAGTTAATGCGCATTCAGTTTGAATTCCTTATTGCCGCACCATTCGACGGCATTAAGTATTCTGTCGAAGAAGAGTTGAATCTTTTACGCAATATGGCCAACTCAATACAGCCTGTCTACTTTAATGGAATGGATAGTCTGACAAATACGCCGATCGCACTGCCCGGTGCATCCAGGACCTCAACTGGAATGTTCTTTAGAATTACTGACTTTACGATCACATCCATGCGTCGCAATCCATCAAATCAAATTACGGCCGCTCAATGCTCGATGGCGCTGCAAGAAGACTTTTCATTAGCAGTTAATGCCGTAACAATGCCGGCCATTGAGTATCCGCCAATTATGAAACCGAGAATTAAAAAAGACAAAAAAAAACCACCACCCAATCCGCTGTGCCCTGTATCCGCTATTCTCAGTGGCGCATGCCACCCGTGTAATCTTCTTGCGGCTTCCGGTATTGTTTCCTGCTGATCATGCTTTTTTCGCCCTGGTACGAACGCTATTCGCTTACTGTAAGCACTCCTTTTGGTATTCAACAGAATGACATAGTTCCGATAGTAACTGACATAAGTGTGAGCTACACAATGGATATGGCAAGCCAGTTGTCATTTACTGTTGTTGATATTGATTGGAAATTTTCTAAAGCTAACTATTTTATGGTTCGGCGCGAAGTTATTCTTACTGATCTTGTTACGAAAAAATTTGATGTATTTGAAATTGCTGCCGTATCTGTAGAAGCTGGCGAAGCATCTAACATGCCTAAAATCGGACTCGAATGTCGCACTAAAGCCATACAGGAGATGAAGCGAGATAAACGACTCGAGTCATATAAATCGATGTCCGCCACTGAATTTGCTTCACTTGTTGGGGAACGACACGGACTAAAGGTTTATGGAGAATCAACAAATAAGGTTCAGTCAATTGTTAAATCACGAAGCTCAAATTCCGACGAATCGGTGTGGGATGTTCTCAAACGACTAGCAGGCGACAATCAGTTTATTTGCTATGAGTCTTCGGGAACATTGTTTTTCTGTTCTGAACGATTTTTGTTAGGCAAACTTGGTACAGGGACAGATATCGGTACTCAGCTCACGACAAAACCAGCATGGCCCCAAGTAGATGGTGCAATTCAGAGCGGCGACAGCGGTCAGGGAGTTGAGCTTCTTCAGTTTTACTTCAACTTAAATGTTACTGGATCCTATGACGCTGCTCTTGGGCAGTCTGTCCGTTCTTTTCAACAATTTCTCGGCCTGCCGATCACCGGCAAGGTTGACAAAATTACATGGGACACTATTTTTGGTTTACTTGGTTCAAACTGGACATATGTTCCGCTTGTATTTCCACCCAAGAGCGATAACGCCACTTTTCGCGTGCTTGAACATCCAAATGTCAGGAAGTCTGATGATGATCCATACGAGGCTGCTGGTAGTGCAGTAATATCAAGAGAAAATGCCATTCAATTACGACCCGGAATGACGGTTAGTGTTGATACGCCTAATCCACATATCAATGGAGCATTTTTGATTACGGATGTAAGCTTCCCATTGAGCGGGTCCGATCCAGTCAAGGTTGAGTTCCGCACCCCGGCTCCGCTTGACCCAGAAAAGACCAAGGCAACTACAAACGCGTAACTTGAAGGACAATAATGCCCACTTACATTAACCCCAATAAATCTTATTCCGTACCCAAAGAGGGCGGTGGGACTTACATTGGTACTGTTGTTTCGACTACTAATGGAGTATTCGTAGAAATTCCGAAAGTAGCACCTGGGCAATCACTTGGCCCATGCTCAACCTCTGGCTCATTCTCGCTTACATTAACAAAAGCGACTGTTAGTACGCCTACTGGCACTATTCAGGCCGTTACAGATGTGTCTCTTTCGTATGGAGGATCAACGCCGGCTGTAGGAGCACAGGTTATTTGTATGTTTCTTGACAATGGCTTAGACCAGGTAGCTATTGTTGGCGTCGTTGGATGAGATTAATTTGTGAGAGAATGAAAGGATGGACGCTCTAAAATTTCCCCTATCGATTGTAAATGGATCATTTCAGACAATATCGTCTGAAGACGATGCATTCTATGGTCAGCTAATTGCCCTAACTGTCCAAACACAGCCCGGCGAGTTAATTTTGCGTCCGACATATGGTGTGGCTTCCCCAGAATTTGACGCAGTTCAAACTGCCAAATTTGCCCAACTATCTGCGCAATTTATTCCTGAAGTAAATATTTTTGATGTAACCACAAAACCACTTGATGACGGATCGGTTGATATTTCAATCGGCTTCGAAAGGCTGACGGCACAGTGACTTCTCCAGATTTTCGCAGTTATGTAGATCTCACTGTTTTTGATAAGCAGCCTCGCGATTTATATGACGAAGCAGTTGATTATGCAAAGCTCGTTTTGCCTGAGCTGGTAGTTCGCGCCGGCACACTTGAAGACGCTTTGTTGCAGTCAATGTCATATGTTGGCGGTGAATTGATAGCTTCGATTAATCGACTTCCAAATGGCCTTATGGAGGGAATCCTCAATCTGATGGGATTTGCTCGGCAGCAAGCAACATATGCAACCGGCTCTGTAATTTTTCAAATGATTGATGATGATGGTGCCATTATTCCGACCGGTACTCAAGTTGGATATACGGAAACAGTTGACGGCATAAGTACATTTCACACATTTTCTACGATCGCATCAGTAACAATAGGTAGTGGATCAACCACATCTGCCGCAGTTAATATTGTTGCGGATAGTGCCGGAATCAAACCTGCGCTTTTAATTACTCAGCCAATGATTGTCGTATCGGCATCAAACAGAATTCTTTCAGCAGCACTTGGGTCAGCACTTGTGTCGGGTCTTTCTTCGGAATCAGATAATGAGTATTTTTCTCGTGGTGCTACCTATTTGGCTTCACTCTCATCATCCCTGACCACCTCGTCTCAGGTGCAGCAATACATTCTGAACACATATCCAGATGTGCATCGATGCAATGTGTATGACCTAACTAAACTCACCACAGTCGCTGGATTTACCGACCTTACTCGGACAAGTGGCACAACTGTTACTGCAACAATCGGCGCTGGCCATGGAATTGGAGTCAGTGACATTGTCCGAGTTGTTGGTGCCGTACCAGCGGCATTTAATGGAACATTTGTGGTAACAGGTTCTGCCTCAACAACTATTACATGGGCCAACTCTGGAAGCAATGTATCAACTACTACCGATGGCACTCTTTATCATTTTGACTCGCTTGCTACGGCAGCTGCTGATCAGCCTGGGTTTGTCACAATTTTTGTGAGCGATGAATCTGGTGCATCATTATCATCTACGGATCTTACGACTATCAAAAATGATGTTGAGGCAAAAACGGTTGCCGGCCTAACAATTGGAATTGAAGCTCCAATCCTAGTTAACATCACCGCAACAATTACCCTGCGTACTGAAGTTGGATATTCAACACTCTCTATTCACGACGCGGTTGACACATATTTGACCGAACTTTTATCTCCAGGAGGATGGGATTGGTCATCTCGCCTCCGCGTAAATCAAGTAATTGCTCGTATTACTCAGATCGCAGGAGTTGATTATGTTGCAACGCTTGCATTCACTATTGATTCTGGGTATGCAAATTACGCAACAATAGATGGCGGAACTGGTGATGTAATCATGACATATAGAGGAGCGTTGCCCGTATCTACAATTACCGTTTCTGAGGCCGCCTAATGACTACAGTTAACTTTTTGCCTGAAAGGAATCAAATAGTTAACCTGACTATTGGTGATTGGACGATCGCCAATGGGACAATGTCGGTTGCAAACCTAGTTTCACCAGTCTCGTTATTTCACTCGTTTTACATCACGCCAACAGCATCTAATTCGATAGTTGAGCTTGAGTTGACTAGCATCATTATTCCTAGCAATTATCGATTTACCCCAGTTCAGTTTCACGCGCGAGTTAAAAGTACAACCGGCCTAAAAGCTACAGTTCTTATGGATTGTAGTGAAACGGAATTGCCAAACTATGTACCTACTAGGGATACAAAAGTTGGATCAAATACCTGGAGAACAATTCGATCAAATCTAATGATTGTTCCGGATGTATCTGGCCTTATTTATGGAAGAGTAAAAATTTCATTTGTTGACCATGGGGGCCTACCCTTCTACTTCTCGGTACCATTTATGTACTCTTCATATTCCGTACTAGAAGAGCAATTAACTATCTCGACTTACGCTCAGTTGCCTTCGATATTTGTTCTCGCGGAAAACAATCAGCTAGAGCAGGGTTACTTGCCTGAATTTCCAACACTCAGACTTATTGAAGCAGGGTCGCTGACTAGCGAAGAATGTTTATCTACCTACTTCGACTTCGAGTATGTAGACGAAGAAGATGCGGGTCAACTAACATATACGCCAACACCAAGCACGCTCGTTGAGCCTGCCAACATCACAGACGCTAATGCCAAGTGGCTTTCTCAGATTCTGGGTTTCACATTAGATGACCCACAGCAATTGACCACTCCATGGGGAGGTCTACCTTCATCTTGGGGCGGACTAACAACTGCCGTTGACGCAACCGGACTTAGTGCTAATGCGTCTAGTCTCGTTCGGTCATCCAGTGTTGTCACTGCAACATTTGCTTCAGCAACTGGATTAAGTATTGGAAATTCTGTTTCAGTTACTGCGGTAGACGGAACAGCTACAACATTCAGTGGTACATTTACCGTTACTGGAGTCACAACAACCCCGTCACATACTGCCACATGGGCACAAACTGACTCTAACGAAACTGCAACAGAAACTCACAAAGTCGCATTACTAGATACGAGTTGGTCCGAGCTTGAGGAATTTAACCCGGACTATTTCGAAAAGGCAACCTACTCGAGCTGGCAGATAGAAAACGGGTATTCCGGATTGCACGCAGGAACACTTACAGCACTTAAAGAATCTGCCAAGTTTAACCTTACTGGTGGTAAAGTTGTAACCGTTACAAAAAACTATTCGAGCAATGCCTGGCGCATTCTGATCACCACAAAGACCTCTGAAACCCCGGGTGGTGTAACGAACTCGGAAAATGAAACAATCTTACAGGCGATCCAGCGAGTTAAGCCGCTTGGCTTCAAGGTCAGTCATGTCTGCACGGTATCAGGAGCATAAATATGTTCGAACAAATGAATGCCGTCGGGTATGCAACAAGCTTTACTGGCCTTATTAGTCTCATCATTTCCGGTTTATTTTACTATAAAGCCCAAAAGCTAAAGACCTCTCCGGAGATGACGATGGCATCAAACGAACAGATTCAAACAATTTTTGATGGTTATGCTGGTGTTATTGACACACTTCAAGATGAACTAGAGCGTCTAAAGTTAAAATTAATTATCCTAGAGCAAGAGCAAGTGGCTTGCGACAAAAGAAATGAAGTGCTAACAATAGAGATCACTGAACTTCGAACAAGAATCGAAAGCCTGGGAGGCTAAAATGTCAAACTTTAATAATGAGAACGATGCGTTCGAGAGCATTATTAAAGAAGCACTTCCTAATAAAATGATTACTAACTTTGTTCTAGTTGCTGAAGTTATTGATTCAGAAACAGAAGAGCTTTCTATTTTTATGAGTGACTCGATGACCCCCTGGTTGGCCTTGGGAATGCTAAAATCTGCTATGAACACAGTTACATCACAGTCTGGTTCAGAGTTTCACGAGGGTGACTAGCCTGGCTCTTGAGGAGAGTTGGCGATCGCGAAGCTGCTTCTTTTTCTCGGGTAAATCTAAGTAGAATTACCCAATGGAAGCAAGGTCTATACTTGTGTTAGGTATCGCGGGAGGTTGCTTTGATTTCAGGCCTATACAATTTCACCATTGAGCAGGGCGCGACCTTTTCTCGTACAATCGTTGTCAAAAATCCAAACGACACACCATATAACCTGACCGGCTATACGGCTCGGATGCAAATTCGTCGCGATATCACCGCTACGGAAATAATGATGACTTTAACGACAGAAAATGGCAAGCTTGCCCTAGGCGGCAATAATGGCCAAATTTCTGTTCTTCTTTCTGCAAGCGACACTGCTCAAATTACGCGAAATGGCGTTTATGACCTCGAGCTTGCTGTTGGCTCAACTGTATATAGGTTGCTCCGTGGTGCGGTCACCTTGATTCCTGAGGTAACTCGGTGACAAATACATCAACCACTGAACAATATGTTCAAGTTCTTATTACCGAGGCGGATGTTACTGCGGTAACAATTGTCGAGCAACCAAACCTGGTAACAATTGACGAAGATGACCCTACGGTCGTATATGTCTCAACAACCGGAACTCGTGGCCCGAGTCTTATTTATGGAAACACTGAACCCACCATCACCGACGGGTTAATTGGTGACACTTATGTAGATCGAAGTTCTGGAGAATTCTGGGGGCCAAAAACTTCAAGTGGTTGGGGTGCTTCGCCATTTTATTCACCAGGACTTGCCCTTAGGTATGTTCATTATCAAGCAGCAGCAGCAAGCACTTGGACGATAAATCATTCCCTGGGTGGATATCCGAGCGTAATGGTTGTTGACACTGCGTCCACAGTTGTCATTGGCGAAGTATCATATTTAAGCACAACTCAAGTGCGAGTTTCTTTTAGTTCTCCATTTTCGGGTTACGCATACCTGACCTAAAGGATCATCATGGCAACAAAATTTTTGACAAACCTAGATTTGGTAAATAATCAGATCCTAAACGGCACTTTCGAAAAGCTGGCCGCTGACCCGAGCACGAATTTATTTGAAGGCCGTATGTTTTTTCATACCGGTGATGATGCTGTCAAGTATTACACTGGAGTGGCTTGGGAAACGCTGATTAATGGCGTTACATCTGCCGGAACCTACTCCAGCGCCCTAACTGTTGGCGAAACCAACGCCGGAGAGATTACCCTTACCCTAAACCTTGCTGACGGCTCAAATGCTGGTCTTTTAACAAGCGCTTTTTACACTCTACTCAATAACGCCACCTCATCAAATACTGGCAGCACGCTTGCTAAGCGCGACGCCGATGGACGCCTGCAGGTAACCGCGCCTCAGAATGACCTTGATGCAGCCAACAAGGCTTATGTAGATGCTACCCGTTCGGGTCTTGATGTCAAACAGTCCGTAAGGGTCGCCACAACAGCCTCAGTCCTTCTCGTCTCTGCTTTAGAAAATGGCGATGTTGTTGATGGAGTAACACTTGCCACCGGCGACCGTGTCCTTGTAAAAAACCAAGATACCGCTTCAGAGAACGGTATTTATGTAGTTCAGGCATCTGGTGCCGCTGTTCGCTCGACTGATGCCGACACTTCGGCAGAAGTTACAGCGGGAATGTTTACCTTTGTTTCTGAAGGTACGATCAATGCTGACAGTGGATGGGTTTTGTCAACAAATGACACAATCACACTTGGAACAACAGAATTAACTTTTGTTCAATTCTCTGGTGCTGGTCTTACCAAGACTGGTAATACTCTTGATGTTGTCGGAACTGCAGACCGCATTACAGTCAATGCCGATTCCTTAGACATTGCTTCTACATATGTTGGTCAGTCAACTATTGTCACCCTTGGAACCATTACCACGGGTGTTTGGAACGGTACTGATATTGCCATTACTGATGGTGGTACTAATTCAAGTACTGCTAGTGGCGCACGAACAAACCTTGCTGGAGACATTACTGGTGGCACGACTAATACCCCAGTGTTAGCCAAGGTTGCATCACAGACAATTACCGGAGCAAGCACATCATTTAATATTGATCACAATTTTAATACCCGTGATGTGACCGTACAGGTTTACGATACAACAACTTACGAAACTGTATTTACTGACATTGTTCGTTCGACGGCCAACCGTGTGCAAGTTTCATTCAGTGTTGCACCTGGAATCGCAGAGTACAGAGTAGTTGTAACAGGCTAAACATAGACCTTGAGGGGTCACTTATTTTGAGTTGAGGCTCAATGGCAAACAAGTTTTTTGCGGCTATCCGCGCACGATTTTTCAGTACAGCAGCAGACACTGCCGTAGATGTCGGTGTTTCTGGCGATGCTCATTCTCGTCTGAGTATTGATGCTGGCGGAAAAATTTCGTGGGGCAACGGAACTGATGCTGTTGATACCAACATTTATCGCGATGAAGCGAATGTTCTTAAGACTGACGACACCCTTAAAGTTCCTACACTTTATGTTGACGGTATCGAAGTAGATACTTCTGGCGCAACGAGTGCCCAAGCCTTAGTTTATAACGGCACCAAGTTTGTCCCTACTACTGCTGTCGGTCCTCAAGGCGCTCAAGGAGCGCAAGGTCCTCAGGGTGCCACTGGAGCGCAAGGTGCAACGGGCAGTCAGGGAGCGACTGGTCCTCAAGGCGATGTAGGTCCACAGGGCAGTGCGGGCGCTCAAGGAGCAACTGGTAGTCAGGGTGCTACGGGTTCGCAGGGCCCTCAGGGGGACATCGGACCACAGGGGGCAACTGGAGCACAAGGTGCGACTGGAGCGCAAGGCTCACAAGGCGCTCAAGGTAGCGTTGGCGCACAAGGTCCGCAAGGAGACATTGGTCCTCAAGGTTCTCAGGGACCCCAAGGCACAACTGGCGCTCAGGGACCACAAGGTGATGTTGGCGCTCAAGGTGCGACAGGCGCTCAGGGAAGTACTGGGGCGCAAGGTCCGCAAGGTTCACAAGGTTTAGACGGCCCACAGGGCGCTACGGGTGCTCAGGGGGCCACTGGCGCACAGGGCGCCATAGGACCGCAAGGAGCGAACGGCGCTCAAGGCGATATAGGGCCACAAGGGGCAACGGGGGCGCAGGGCGCAACAGGGGCGCAGGGCGCGACAGGCGCTCAGGGCCCACAAGGCGCAACGGGTCCGCAAGGTCCACAAGGTGATGTAGGCCCACAAGGCAGTACAGGTGCGCAAGGTGCCACTGGTGCACAAGGAGCGACTGGTGCGCAAGGCGCAACGGGTCCTCAGGGACCTCAAGGCGATGCTGGTGCTCAAGGAGCTCAAGGTTCTCAAGGCGCAACAGGTTCTCAAGGTTCACAAGGACCCCAAGGTGCTCAAGGAAACTTTGGTGGTGTCACATTTGAATATGTTTTTGATACCGATACTGCACACACCGACCCTGGTGCAGGAAAACTAAAGTTCAGCAACGCAAATATCACTCTTGCTTCAGAACTAAAAATTGATGATGTTGATGTCAACGCAACAGACATTCAGTCATATCTAAGAACTATTGACGACTCGACGAATGCCATCAAAGGTCACTTCCGTATCTCTAATAAGAGTGACTCTTCGGACTTTGCGGTGTTCATCATTTCTGCGGTCACAGAAGAAACAGGCTTCTTTGATGTTGACTGTTCATATGTTTCGGGTTCTGCTACGGCGTTTAGTAATAGTGAAAGCATTATTATTACTTTTGCTCGTACTGGCGATGTAGGCGCACAAGGAGCACAAGGCGCAACGGGTCCGGTTGCTGGTTCCGCTAACCAAGTCGTTTACAAAGACGGTTCAAATAACCCCGCAGGTAGTGATTCTTTTACATATGACGACTCGACAGGGTTGACTGTATACGGAAACATTAACCTAGCAGGATCACTTATTCTTCAAGACCAATTTGCTGTTTATTCATCCAGTATCGTTGGCGCGTCAGTAACAGCTAATAGAACCATTACTTTACCTGACGCTTCAGGAACTGCAATCACTACTGGGAACTTAACCGATATCAATAGCGTTGGTACTTTAAGTTCTTTAGCAATTACTGGTGACCTGACTG